TTTATAAGTTTTTTTACCTAATACATCTGCTTCAACATTGATATAAGTATTTTGATCAATGTCATAAATTTCTATCACGCCACCAAGATTAATATCATTTTCACTTTGATAATAAATCATAGTAGGAGCATCATTGGCTATGGTCCAAGTAATCGTTCCTTTCTGTACAGCATACGTGTCTATACCGGCATTTAGATATCTATCTACTTTACCTGTAGTTCTTGACAATTTAAAACTAAAAGCATTTCCTGGACTGTTGATTTCAAATGTATAAGTTTGACCTTTGTATAATTTTAATACAGGGTTTGGAGTAAACCCGTTAGGAGTAAACACATACTGATTATCTTCACCTACGGCAACTAGATCAACTTTTATAGTACTAACTACTTTTTGTTGCTGACCAAACACAGTAATTGGTTCAGGACCGTAAGGAATCCAATAATAATTTTGAAAATTAATTATTTTATCCCAATCGATGTGCGGATCCCAACTGTAAAATTCTTCTTGATTTAATCTGGAGTGATTGACAGTATTGCCGCCAAATACTCCTAATTGATTAATATAGTCGATGTAATCTTTATAAAATGTTACATTGTTTAAACTATCTTGAATTACAACACTGGGCTCTAATTGATAATTTTGTCTATTTGTTTCTACAGCAGTAACATAGATATCCGATCCTGTGGCTGCTTTGGCATTTTTTCTTCCAATATAACCGTTAACCTTTTTTACCGAACCTGGTTGATATAACTGATCAAGCGTTGCTTGTAAGAATTTTTTATTGCCAGGGGTTTGATAAAACCCAGGTAATAAATTAGAAGTAAGACTGCTGTTTCCAAAAGGCGTATTATTAGCCATTAGATGCTCCGTTTGTTGCGCTGGTTATATTTTGTGTATTAAGAACTGTGGTCAATGCGTTGCCTGTTACTGTTTTAAGATTGGCGCTGGTTAATCCTGATACTATAACTATATCGCTAGCTTGGGCACAACTTATAAAAATCTGATTGCTAGGACATTGAATTTCAAACAAACTACCAAAGTATTGGCCTGCTTGCTTTGGAACGATAACAAAACTAGTAATGTCTGGATTTAATTGTGTTAATACATATGTGGATAATTCGGTAAAATAGAATGTATCACCAAAATTCCAATTATCTAGGGCAAAGAAAGTATTGATAGCTGTTAATATTCTAGCAATGATATTAGAGCTACTGGCTGTACTGCTTGAATTTTGAACTACATTAAATGTTGCTTGTAAACTTAAATCTGCTTGGGCTCCAAACAATAATTTATAGCTGACTGGATGATAAACAATTTCATCGCTAATTGATTTGATTAAATTTAAATTAGGACTCAATGCTGAATTTAATTCGTTACTGCTTGGGGGCAACGGTTCAGTTGTTACTGCTCCTGAATTAATCCATTGTCTAAAGTTAGTATCATAAGTTTTTGTTAAAACATAAACATCCATGATATTACTTGCGCTAGGATCAATACGACTATCATAGTCAGCACTATGAGTATATTGAAATTTTAATTTATCGCGACCAACATACACTTTGTAATCTAATGTTGGAACAAATCCAGCACCGTTGACATACTGTGCCACGTAGTTAGTATCAACAAAATAATAATATTGCCCGTTGATTCCGCTTCCTGGTTTAGTTGGTAAAATTGTAACCGGGCCTGTGCCGCCAACTACTGGATCGTTTACCACATATTTGTAATCTTCTTCGCCTTGGCTTATCATATATCTTTGTTGAACGATGTAAGTTGTAGCATTGTCGGGCGCAACTATATCTAAAAATAATTGCGGATCATCAACTATACCACTATTTGTACTATCAGCAAAACTAACAACTATTTTACTAGGATCAATATATCCATCTTGGCCATTGTATTCGCTAATAACATTCCAAGTATAATCAAGTGTAAATGGTATAGTAGAACTTGGTTGTTTGTTTACACTTAATATTTTTATAACATCTTCAACTATGGCAGTATTAATGGTGTCATAAATTTTATTGTTTGTATCAAAATAGAATGTAACTTGTGAATCGCTTTCAAAAACATATCGAAGTTGTCTCGAAGTTACTGTGTAATATTCGTTATTAGTCGTAAACAACAACATCCAGCTAGAATCTTTGTTGGCATTAGTAAGGTCGCCTTGATTACCTAGACTAAAAGATCCTGTTGTATTTAAATTTGTTTCAAATATAATTTGCCAAGTTTGTGTAGATCCATTATAACTTAGACCAAATGGTTTATTAGCAAACAACAAATCAATCATAGTTGTTATTATTGTTGAACTAAATGTACGAGTAAAATTAGGAATAATTTGACTTACGATTGCGCCAGTTGGTATCGATTTGTTTAATATAATTGGACCAAAACCAGTGGACAAAATACCAGTTCCACTAGCTGTGCCGTCATTAGTCACGCTAACAACTTCAGCCCATATATACCCAGTTGCGCCAGCTTGAGTTGTATCACCCGATACTAAAATATTATTATCAGTTGTATCAAAATATTGTGTTGCTGGATTAGGAACTGTAAATTGTATCAAAGATCCTGGTGTAAGATACTGTAATGAAGTATTCGTATAGCTACTAACTTGTAACGGTTCAGCATTGGTAGTAGTATCAATAAATCCTGTCGAGTTTGTTGTACTAGATGTCACTTGATTCCAAGCTACATTACTGTTAGTTAAAGATATTAGATACTGTTGATAAAAGAAATTTCTTAGATTTGGATCATTTAATGTATCATAAATTTGTCCTAATATCACTCCTTGAATATCGGTTTGTGTTATATAACTAAAATTAAAACTAGATATAAAAGGCTCCTGATATATAACACCATCGTCAGCAAATAAATTTGTACTACTGTATTTTCCTGTAGGATCTACTAGGTCAAAATAACGACTGATACCACTGCTGGTGCGATTAAGAGCTTTTACCTTAGCAACTTCTGTAGTTGAACTCAGTGGACTAATATTATAATCTTCTCCGGTAATCATACGGTTTTGTGTGTAATATGTTTGAGGAGCATTGGTTTTAACACTAGCATTAGTTTCGCTAGAAGCTGAATTTGAAACCGTTGTTTGTAAAGTTAAACTAATAGATAGTTGTTCGCTAGTTCCTTGAGCACTCGTATAGGGAATAGTTATTGATACATTTCTAATATCGGTTGGGTTTACAGTATAACTAAGATTATTGCTAACTCTATAGTAAGTTCTAAAATTGCCTAATGGCAAATCTCCAAATATTCCATCGCTAAACTGTAAACTGACTGCATCTGTGGCCCTAGTAATTACACTATAAATTGTTTTAATTTTACTATTCAAACTATTATAGATAATATTGTTGCCGATAGTTGATGGAACTTGCGTCCAAAGAGTAGATTCTAGACCATTAGTATCTAATTGATAAACCCACAGATCGGTATTATTAATATTTTGTGTAGCAATATCTATTTGTTGATTACTGCTAGGTTGTGTGACTGTAAAATTTCCTACATTTAAACTGCCTTGTGTAAAATTAAAAAAGAATCCTGTTCCGGCACTACCAGCACCATACCCATCGTCCTTGTATACACACGCAATGCTGTTGGCAATCTTTGGAGGTTCTTCATAAATGTATGATTGATTTTTAAAAGTAGTACTGGTTATTTCAAATGTCATGTTACGGCCAGCAACGGGTTTACTAAAACTGTAAACTGGCACATCTGTGTTAGTAGCATTAAATCTATACTGAGCTGTAGGTACGCCATAAATTGTTGCTTTATCGGCAGGATTTCCATATTGCTGAGTTTGTGGCATAGCGGCATTCAACACGTTAATAAATTGATCGTACCAATTAGGATTTGAACTGTCATTCCAAGTTATATACTGTCCTGATAAATTACGGCCATTGCTATCCAATACACTTTCTGTAGTAGATATAACGCTAAATTTTAACAGTCCAGAAGCGGCTGTATTTCTTTGAGCATTGTATCCAATCATACGTGCTAGACGTAGTACACTGTCTCGTCGACTAGCTAGCTCAAGGAAGTTTTCACGGGCATTTAAGTCCACACGGAAAGCTATGCTTTGGCCCACGTAAGCAATAAGATCGATTAGGGCAAGGTATTCGCTAGACTCAATATAATCGTTAAAATCTTCAGGAAAATTTGTACGGATATAATCAATCATTGTACGACGTAAGTTGTCAAAGTCGTAACTTTGGAAGTCAGCGTTCTTAAATGATTGATAAATTTTCTGCCAGTCTTCGCTGACTAACAGGTTGTTTAGTCTATCCGTTGAGCTCATAATATGTCCTAATAAGTGTATTTATTGATTAAAATTATGTGCGTAGTTTATTGTCCGGTCAACAAACCGTTCTGCTGATCAAACTTTAACTGTAGGTTTTGCTGTATATTATAGGGCAAATATGTTAATTTACATTCAATCTGTATGCCTTGATCGTATGGTGTAATAAGAATATCGCTAGCTTGAACTCGAGGATCGTAATTTAGTATTTCATTGACATTTTGTAGTATAAGATTTTGTATTTCGGCCGTTAGTGGCTCAAATAACAATGTCCATATGATACTACCGAACGCAGGCTGCATTAATCTTTCGCCCTGACGTACATAAAAATGATTCAATATGTCTTGTTTGATTAATTCAAAATCATACAATTTAAAATCTTTTGAATTTTTGTTAACTGTACTAAATCCTCTATATTTTTGAGGAGCAGGAGGCACAGCTTGTGCTGTTCTAAGTGTTAAACGATTTTGTATGGTCATGAATTCTCCTGATTTTTGGTAAAGGTGTCGGTAGTGGTTGTATATGTTTTCCAAGCATCGGGTACAGGAATGGCTGTAGCATTTTCTCTATCTGTAGCATCAGGTTTAAACATTGTGGCATCTAAGTTTTCGTGATGCGGATATGGTTCAGTTGTTGGAATACGTGCTAAGATACTAGTTAAAGTTTCGCCATCAACTTCTGTTGGGTTATCAATTGTTGGCAGCGGATCTGGGGGCGTTGCGGCCGTAGCCGATCCAGCACTTGCAGCTTCGGGTCCGTTAAAGTTAATATCTCCTCCACTAATAGTAGTGTTAGCGGCATTAATATTCATGTCGCCGCCCGACGTAAGATTATTATCTGCACTAGTGTTAAGATCAAATCCTGCGCCAATAGTTATATTAGTTTGATCACCAATTGTAACATCCCAGGTAGATTCGTACGATTCTGATACAGCACCTGAGATTGTTTCATCTTGTGTTCCGTCGACTTTGATAGCAACATTGCC